CGAGTATCCCCGCAACCGGAATACATCATCCACACGGAAAATGGCAGCACCACATTGCTATGCCGAGCAACCGAAACATGGAACCGCATCCGTGGACAAAACCTGTCATTTATTCTGGCTGACGAAATAGATACCAGCCCACCAGATGTAGCGCAAAAAGCAAGTGAAATGTTCCTCGCAAGATTACGTGGCGGCAAAAACCCAGTCCTTGCAGTGGGTTCTACCCCGGAAGGCTATAAATGGTGCTACCGAACATTCGTCGAGAACGGAGATAACGAAGACCGCCGGATGATCAAAGCAAAAACAACAGACAACCCGCACCTACCCCCCGGATTTATTGACTCTTTATACCAGAACTACGACGCTAATTTAATTGCTAGCTATATAAATGGAGAATTTACCAACCTAGAGAACACAACTGTCTACCACCCATTCGATAGAGATAAACATTGGACCGATGAACAAATTAACAAAGAAGACCGCATATTCATAGGCATAGATTTCAACGTAGCCGCCTGCTTCTGCATGACAATTATCCGTCGCGGCGACGAATTCCACGTCATTGATGAACATCACCCCAAAGACACACCGGCAGTAGTCGAGAAACTAATTAACACCTACCCCGACCAACTCCAAAGAGAAAACCTAGTTGTAATCCCAGATGCCGCAAGCCGTCAGCGCACTACCACCAACGCCTCCGAGTCAGATTTATCGCTTTTAAAGAAAGGAAAGTTAATCGTAAAAGCACAATCAAGCAACCCACTTGTTGCCGACCGCGTAAACTGCGTCAACGTATTGTTATTAGCGAACCGTCTCAAAGTACACAACCGTTGCAAGTACTTAATTAAGTCCCTAGAACAACAAACCTATGATAAAACCGGTAAACCTACGAAAGGAATTGGAGGTTTAGATGATATCTCTGGACCTGTAGATGCTTTAGGATATGCAATAAGTTATCTAGCTCCATTACGTCGTTGGACAAGTGGTGGATCAACCATTCGTATCTACTAGAATAGTGACATGACTATTTCCGGCTCCACCTACCCCAAGCGTCCGGGTAAAAATGCACTTATTGACTTAGGTGGATTAACCGGAAGGGTAGACATCCCTAAAAACGACCAACCCGAAGACCCAAGTGCAAAGAACGCAGCAGTCTTAGGAATGATCCCTTACTGGGATCCAATCAATACCTGTGTTGGCGGTACAAAGACCATTCGCCAAAACGCAGAGAGTATTATCCCGCGCGAACCCCGCGAAGATGACGACGCATACGGAAGACGAATCTTCCACGCAGTCATGCCACCCTTCTTGCAAAGGCTAGCTTCTCAAGCTGCGGGAACGATCTTAAGAAGAGGTATTCACTTAGAAGGTGGCGATGAAGAATACTGGAGCGAGTGGGCAAAGGATGTCACAGGAGACGGCACACCCCTAAACGAATTCGCAAGACGAGTCTTAGTAGACGCACTGTTATATGGACATACCAGTGTCTTAGTCGAAAGTCCAAAGGACATGCCAATGAATTTGGCAGAAATGCGTTCTGGAGACTACCGCCCATACCTATGCCCAATCGAAGCCCAACAAATATGTGGATGGAGAACAGAAGGTAATCGCGCTCAGGCCGACTTAACTCAGTTACGTTATTCTGAGGTAGTAAGTGAACCCGAGGGAAGATTTGGAGAAGATGTCATCGAGCAAGTGCGAGTTCTCGAACCCGGCAAATACGAAGTCTGGAGAACAGAAAACGCAACCACCGGCAGAAATGCAGGGTGGTACTTGCACGAATCAGGAAGTTACGACCTCGATCAAATCCCAGTCGTTACAGTGTATTCCAACCGTCTCGGGACACTCCTTTCTCGACCCCCGCTACTGGAGGTCGCGAACCTAAACATCGCATACTGCCAAAGATTTACTGACTATCACCACAGCATCCACGTAGGAAGCCAGCCAATTTTTGTTTTAAAAGGCTTCGACCCCGACTCCGACAATAAGTTAGGTCTATCAGTTAATACTGCTGTCTTGTTACCCCCAGATGGCTCGGCTGATTATGTGTCATCTAATAGCGATTCTTTCCAATCTCAACTGGATTGCCTACGCACACTCGAAGAGCAAATCAGCAGCCTTGGCATTAGCACATTAGCTAGGCAGAACATCACGAATGCCGCTGCCGAAGCCAAGCGACTTGATCGAATTGACAGCGATTCAATCATGTCAATCATCAGTGAAGACCTAGCCAGAGCAATCACAGATATTTTAAAAATCGCAGCAGATTACGCAGGTGTCGAACCACCAAGCGTAACCATCCCCCGTGATTATGAGAACCGGTTACTGGATGGCAACCAAATCACTGCGATGCTCCAACTCCAGATGCAAAACCAGATCTCACAGGAGACATTGCTTCGCATCTTGCAAGAGGGTGAAGTTATTCCTCCTTATGTAGAGCTAGATAAAGAGTTGATGAGAACAAAGGATGAGATGGAGGACAAGATCGAGATGGATTTAGAGCAAGCGAAAGCGCAGGTACAAATCAAGAATGAAGAAATTAGTGGAGGTGTTACCAGTGGTGATGCTGCCAGTGGTGGAACATCAGGATCAATGACCTTGCCAACTCCAATGAGATCCGGCAAGTATGCAGACTAAAGAAAAGCAAGATGAACTCCTCGCCTTATTTTTGTTGTTTGCTAGCCAAATTGAGGCCAGAATAGAGAAAGAGACGCGCCCCATCCTGCGTCTCGCAATGTTGGAACTACGTCAATTAATAAGCGAACTAAGTCCAGACGGACAATTTAGAATTTATGAGTGGCAACAAATCCAACCATTAGCCTTACCAATCTTAGCGACAATTTCTAGTGTTCTTCGGGTACAGATCCCGCCAGAACTAGAGGTAATAAGACCAAAAATACAAAAAGCAGCGGCAGAATATGTAGACCAACCTGCTCCTGAACCGGAGGTACTAAGTAATCAGGAATTACTTGAAAAGGTAGTGATAGGAGGTTTAACATTGAACGCAATCTTAGGAACGCCGGGAACGGCTAACCGTCTAACCATAAACATGGCAAAGGATTTGGATAAGATGGTTCGCAATTCTTTATTTATGGAATTACCTACAACGGAGATCGCTAACAAAGTTGTACGCACATTAGAACGTAATGGCAGGACCATACCGCAGATACGTCGAGGATCTTATGCCAACCAAATGCTAAACAGAACAAATAACACAATCACAGCGGCAGTCTGGGATGTAGCGAATAAATCAGCCCGAGAATTATGGAATGACATCGCTGCACCGGGGCAACAGTGGATGTGGTTAGCAACATTAGAGAATACCTGTCCTGTATGTCTCCCTTACCACCGTGTTCAGAAGAGAAGTTTAGATGACTTCCCCTTTTTACCTGCGGTGCATCCAAACTGCCGATGTGTTGTAGTTCCTGTATATTGAAGCTACTTAGATAAGTAAGAACATGGCATGTTGGTATCCGAGTCCTTGGTGGCCGCGTTGGCAAACAGCGGAAGTGAAGGCAAATACACCCAAAAAAGCCAGTAAGCCACGTAAAACATCAACAAAAAAGAAAGAACCGGTACTTAGTTAGGTAGTTGCAACCAAATTACGTATATACGGGGTAGAATGTAGATAACCTCTAGTTTTTGCATGTCTGAGGATACAGCGGTAGTCGAGCCTGTGGCCGACGCTGTTAGCGAGTCCGTGACCGCTACACCCGCAGCAATTCCACCCAATCCACCTGTTAATTCACCGGAGGGCAGTGCCGCCGAAGAATTACTAACAAAGAAATTAGGCTTCGCCAATTCACAAGCTGCCAAAGCTAAGAAGGAAGCGGAACAGGCAACTAAGCGACTCGCAAAGCTCCAAGCGGACTTTGAAAAGTTGCAGGAAACTCAACAGAGTGCAGTGCGTGAAAACCTTGAAAGTCAAGGTGCTTACAAAGAACTGTACGAAGCGGAGAAAGAGCGTTGCAAAACGCTTGAAACCCGTCTTCTCAATGAAACTTCTGCATTACAAACGGAATTGGAATCTGAACGCCAATCCGCTAGTGCTGAACGTCTCAAAGCCAGTTCTTTATCAGCGATATCGCAATCCAACGCATTAAACCCCGAGCAAATGTATGTATTGCTCCAACCAATGCTGAGACAAAATGACGAAGGTAATCCGACTGTGTTAAACGGGGGCGTTGAACAGAGTCTTAGTGATTATCTCGGAAATTTGAAGCAGTCAAAGGATTGGCAACATCATTTTGCAGCGAGTGGAAGCCGAGGAATGGGATCAAACGCCGCCTCACCAAGCGTCGCACCCGGAATGAAAAACCCCTACAAGCTAGGGAATCTAACGGAAGCGTTAAAGCTTGAAGCTGAGAATCCTGAACTTGCCCGAGTACTTAAAGCAGAAGCCCAACGAGGGTAATCACGGTAAACTCTCGCAACCAAAAGTATGGCTGCCCCATATCAAAATTACACCGGGGGTACATTCCTCGGAGATCTAGTCACACGCCCAGAATTTTTGGGTTATGTGCAAGAAGACATTTACAACGCCTGTAAGTTTGTGCAGTCCGGTGCACTTGTTCGCAACAGTGCATTAGACGCAAAAGCTGGCGGTGTAAAAGTCCAAGTGCCTTAAGAGGAAAGGGCCGATTGCTGGTAACAGCAAATCGATAACAGGGTGAATTGTCTGGAACCCCACCGAATAAAGGGGAATCAGCAGCCAAGCCAACCGACAAGTTGGAAGGTTCAACGACTAGAAGCCGAGAGGAAACTCAGTAATTTGCTTCCACGAGTGCCCTGCATCCAAAATGGATGAAGATATAGTCTGAACTGCATCAATGGTAAAGATGCAGAGCCAAAGGATAAAGAGCCTTTGGGGTAACAAAATTGTTTTTCAAGCCAATAGCCCCCACGGAAGAGAGAATCACTTCCGCAAACAACTGGGGTACATCTGGAGCTGGTTATTTAACACCACAAAAGATCGAAGCCACCGATCAGATCATGCCGATCATCCATCGTGGTTTCTCTTATGCGGTAGACGATCTATCAAGACTTGGTACAGGATCAGACCCAATGGGTGCAATCCGCAACCAAATCTCCCAAGCAATCAACAAGCTACGTACAGCAACAATGCTTGCACAGCTTGACGGTATCTTCGGAGCAGTAACCGGTAACGCAACAGACCCTTCAAACAACGGTGCTTCAACAGAAGCTAACTACCTAACTATCTCCAACGTCATCAAGGCTAAAAACCTACTTGGCGAAAGATCTAGTGAGTTAAGTGTGATCGCAATGCACTCCGATGTGTATGCGTATCTACAGCAAGCAGGTTCATTGCAATTCTCATCTACTGCTTTAGCTGCATCTGGAGCAATCCAGTGGGGTGGCGGTGGAATCGGTCAAACTAAGACCGAAGTTGCATACTTCAATGGCCTTCGCGTCATTCAAGATGACCTATGCGCTCCAACACTCAACGCAGGTGGTTCTGACCAGTATCCTTGCTACATCCTTGGTGCTGGCGCACTAAACGAAGGTGTTCAGCAAGAGCTAAAAATTGAATCTGATAGGAACATCTTAAGTAAACAGGATGTCATTTCTCTTGACTATCACTATGGTTTCCACCTTGGCGGTACTAAGTACGGCGGTGCTGACAACCCAACAAACGCTAACTTATCTACAGCAGGTAACTGGAGTTTGGCTTACACCGAGCGTAAGATGGTTGATGCTGTAAAAGTTACAGTTAACACACCATTCTCAGTCAACAAATCTTAATTGCTTTTGTTTGAGACAGGTAAGGAGGGGAGCTTTACACAGGTTCCCCTTTTTATTACTTTCATTAAACTGAGTTAAGTTATATGAGGTAATCAAGTGATCTCAATGGTTCGCTTTTACCTCATGCCGCGAGAAGGAATACCTGATGATTCACTACCGACTTACTACCCGTCGGTTGTCGATGTGAGTTCACACGAAGCGAGAAAGACTAGACGCAGATTAAGAAACCAATATAAAAGCTTAGAAATCATTGCTGTACCCCTCTAATGCCACTCCCCTCAACCACAAGTTACGTCCAGAGGACTGAC